GCAGACAAATAGTCCACTAATTCTCCGTATTGAGGAAATTGGGCGGCCCGCTGCAGCACATCTTGCGTCGGGTCAGATTGCCTGACCAGCGCATTTTGCGCATTTGGTGCTAGCGCATTGCGGGGCACGTCACTTCCCTTTTTTCGCCGTCTTAACCGACTCTTTGAACGCCTTGGCTGTCGGCGCGCCCGGAGAGCCCGGTTTGCGCATCTTTTCACCGCTGCCGGCAGCGATGCGCTCGCGTTTGGCGTGGATGTTGGCGTAGAGGCCGGGATCGCCGGGTTTTTTGGCCATATTACAAACTCCGTTGCAAAAAGCGCCCGTTTTTGGGGTCATGCGCCAAAGGTTTAAGGGCCATAGGGTGCAGTTTGGCGTGCTCTACTTTGTGCAACACCCGCAAATTTTCCAAGCAATTGTCGGCGTGCTGGCCGTTACGGTGGTCCACTTGCTCATCTTGCTCAAGTGGCTTAATAAACGCGTGCGCCACAAGCCGATGCACCAAAAACACCCGGCACCGAACATTTCGCGGGCTGCCATCGCGCAACCGAACTTCGATGTATGGCTTGGTGCGTCCAGTGTCTTTTTTTGGCGTCAAACGCATAATGCGTTCAGGCATCCAAGTTTGGCCGCCGCCTTTGGTTTTGCGAAAACGAGCCAAGGACTTAACCTGGCCAAGCGTGCTCACTTGGTATCGGCCCTCGTATCCTTGAATGTCGGCCCACATTTCAGCACTTCCAGCGTCGCATTGCGGCTTTTGCACGGCTACCCTCTTCGCTTTTTTCTGCGATAGGTGCCATTCTACTACAAAACGACGCTTTTCGGCCTTTATCGGCCTCAGTCTTCGGATTCGGCGCCGGGGCCTTCAGATTTGACCCCGTTTCGCGGTTATAGCGCTCGCGTCCTTTGGCCGTCAGGCCCGCGCCGCGCTCGGTGGGCAGTTTTTCGCCCCGGCCAACGCTCAGAGACACGGATTTCTTTGCCATCACCGAACCCCCATGTACTGGCGAAGTTGCTGAACGTACTCCATTTGCTGCGGCGTTGCTTTGCCGGCAGATGGGTCGCCAGACAACAACCGCGCAGCAATGGTTTGTTGCAAGTCGTTGATGTCTTTGGAGTATTTGTGAAAAGTGCGAAGCTGATCTGGCGTCAAATCAAAACGAGGCGCCGGCATCAAGCCTTTCCGCATGTGCACTCGCGCCGCCTCGTTGAGCATCACAGCTTGCTTCTCTGCATCCTTGAGCGTACTGTACGGGTTCATGATGATCTTGTCATCATCTGCCGCCATGCCTGCCACATGAGGGTTGTTGCGGAAGTACTTGTCTTCCCCGGGGTACAACACTTCTCTGCGTGCTATGCCGTACACGCCTGCTGGAAAACCTGCAGCCACTCCACCCGGCATTTCGACCCCTCAGTGAGCCATCCAACCCGCCGAAACCACGCCGCGATCACTGATCGAGCGGCGCTGCTCCTTGGCATTGTACTCCCTGTGGGCCAAAGGGAACGCAAACGTGCATGCCAGCGCGTCGGCAGCGTCCGGCGACGCTAGGCCGCGCGATTTCATGTCCTTCTTCGACTCCAGGTACACCGTTCCGCTGCTGTCGGGCTTTGTCTTTGGCCCCGTCAGATCGGCCTTCAACTGCCGGTCAGCCGGTACGTGCGCCGATTTCAGCCAGTCGCGCATTGCGCCCCACAGTTCGGCGCGCTTATTGCCCCACATCACGCTGGACTTGGCTTTCCAGCCAAAATTTACGCCCCTGACCTTGAAACGCTGCTCCGTCAGGCGGTCCAGAATCCCGTATCCCAGCCCGCCCTCGTCAATCACCGTCAGCGCGGGCCGAAATTCCTCGATGGCGTCGATCACGTGCCCCACCACGGTCATCGTGTCATCGCCCCGATACCGCCGAATCGCCACCAGATCACGCCCCTGACGGGCCACGATCACGGTCGCGTCTGCGCCACTGCGCGCGGGGTCCACGCCCAGCACAATCGGTGCGGTCGGGTCCTTGTACGCCGGCCGCTTTACGGCGTCGTCCACCAGGCGCGGCGCGATGAACTGGTCTTCGCCGGCAGCGGGAAACTCCCCGTACACCTCGACGCGGGCCTCGCGGGAGTCCTCGCCGTACTCATCAATGATCTGCTGGTACACCCGCTGGTCGGTGCCCTCAACGCTGCGGGCGTCGATCTGGATGTTCTTCCAGAAATCCCGCTTGGCGTGAAAGCACTCGAAGAAATACCCTTCGTTGCGACGCGGGTTCGAAAACGCCAGCCAGTACCTGTCGAGGATGTTCTCCGTGAAAAACCCCGCACCCACCGCCCAGATCGGATCCGGGATGCCTGACGCCTCGTCAAAGATCAGCATCATCCCGTCCATGTTGTGCGTGCCCGCGTAAGCGTCCGGGTTCTCCTCGCTCCACAGTCGGCCCTCGGCAGCCCAGTACCGGGTGCCTTTCTTCAGATCCCGTTCAACAATCTGCGTCAGCCACTGCGCCGGCATGAGCTTCGTCGCGCTGATCTCCCACCAGTGCGAATTGATCAACATCGCTGACCACTTCGTCAACTCGCCCCAGGTCACGCCTCTGAGCTGCGCCTCGCTGTTCGCGCTGACCATCACCGTGCTGCCGATCCGCGTTGAGAGCATCCACAGGATCAGCCAGCTCACCAGCGCCGACTTCCCGATCCCGCGTCCGCTCGACACCGCCGCCCGCAGGGTGTCCATCTCCACCTGCCCACGGTTCGCCCCGATGTGATCCCGGATCATCCGCAGCACCCGACGCTGCCACTTCCGTGGCCCGTCGAACGCCGCCAGCGGCGTGTTCGGCTGCCCCCACGGGAACGCCAGCAACACAAACGCCTCGGGGTCGTCCCGGATACGCGGCTCCCACAGGCGCGTCATCAGCGCCTGCTCCTCGGTCGCGGTGTATATCGGCTTCTGCATCAGCGCGTCACACCCGGCAGCGGCCGCGGCGCCGCCCGCATCATCGTCGGCGCGCCCTGCAAATACACCTCCGCAGGCCGCGGCGCCGTCATCGGATACGCCTGTTCAATCTGCCGAACAATCTCACTCCACCGAGCCGGATCCGCGCCAGGCGGCGGATTACTCCTCCAATCGCCCGGCCCCGGCCGACGGCCGACCATACCCATCGCATTCGCCGCCCGCGGCACCCCGCCCATCATCGGGCCCAGAGCCATCAGCGCATTCATCACATTCCGCTTGACCTCACCCGGAATCCGACCCTGCGCCGCCGGCCCCGCGCCACCACCCGGGATCATCCCAGGCATTCCCGGCGCCACGTTCGCCCCCTGCATCCCACGCGCCCGGGGGTCCACCGCCGACGGCGTCCCAGGCCGCACCAGCGCCCTGTCAGCATTCAGCAAATCCCGCAGCGTCTTATCCGCCCCGAACAACCGCCGGAAATCCGCCAGTTCCTCCGCCGTCACCACCGCCCGCCCGTTCACCACCGGCCTGTCCGGCCTCGGCCCCGTGTACCGCGTGGCGTACATCGCAGCAGCGTCATCGTTCATCAAAGCGTTCGGCATACACGGGCTCCTTGGCCGGCAGCGCCGCAGGCGTCGGCGGCGCGGCTATCTTACCAGCGCTTCCCGCGCCAGCGGGGGCGGCGCCGCCGTTACTGCCGCAGTCCGTTCACCGGCAGCTAACACCACCGGAACGGCGGCGCCTATTCTTTCCACGGGTATCGCATCCTCTACCTCCACCGCCAGCCCACGCTGCAACCGCCCGTTCGCAGCCTCCAGCGCAGCCACTACGCTGATCTGAGTATTCACGTCAACCTGCACATTCGTCTTCGCCACCCACTCGTGTCTGTGCTTCAAAAACTCCAGCGCCGCCTTACTATCCCCAGCCTGCGCAGCATCGAATACCACGCGGGACATTTCCATCTCGCTGTCGGCGCGGCCTTTCATTTCCGCTACCTCGGCTATCGGGTCCATTATCTTCAGCCGCGCCAACTCCACCGGCAACATACCTGCCGCCAGTGCAAGAGATTCTCCGCGCAAACCCAACCTGG